CCTCTACGGCATCCAGTCTGCATCCTATGGTTTCGTAGTCAGGGGTTGTTATTGGAAGTTCAAGACCTTCTACAGGGATTTCCAACTTATTAAAGTGTTCAGTCCGGTCTGGAACATCTATGTAAGCATCCAATGCCTTAACAGTGGTTTCTTCTGTCGCTGAATTTAAGGCTTCTACTCTCACTGTGATAATATCTCCGGCCTTAACTTCCACCCTATCGGAATACTGCACGAAAATATCATCTTTGGTATTCCAGAACGCCTCATTGTCTGGTTTCCAGAATGTTGCATCATCGTCATTATAAAAGCGATACTTCTTAGATATCATGTAGTAAACAATGGCCGGATGTTCAATGTCATATTTAAGATAGAAGCTTCCGGACGCCGGAGCCTTAAATGTACTCTGGATGTAATATGGAAGCATATTAGCTTTCCATACGTTTTCACTTCGTCTAGACCACTTGAAAGTATTTTCGCCTTTCCAGTGCATTTCTGTGTTCTTGGAGCGAATGTGATTCTGGCCGTCCAGATATCCGGTGAATGTGCAGTCCTTCCATCCATTCTCTGAAAAGTCTTTATGCCACAAAACGTTTTCTTCCAGAATGTCACCTACGTCCAATAATTCATAGGCAAAATTCTCCGATTCATTTCCGGCGTTATCCACGGCCTTTATCATTACTGCGTGGGTACCCTGTCTAACCATCTGTGTTTCGTACGGTTGTTGCGTAACCAGACCGCTATTGATAGGAATACCAGTGCCCCAGTTCAATTCACTGCCCTGAGTGTACTTGAGCTTAAAACCGGCAATGTCGTTAGGATGTGGGTAGGTAAATCTCCACCAGAAACGGCGAATCCCACTAGACATAAATTCTGTTTTAATTGAATCAACACTAGGTGGTAAGTCATCCTTCCCCTGTTCCAGTGCTATTGTCACACCACTGGATTGTTTGATACCAATAGTGGAAATAACTTTAAGCCAATACTTAGTATCTGGCTTGCAGTCTACGTCACATTCAGAAAGTGAGGATTGTGTCTTTACTACGCTGAATGTTGTACCGCCATCATCAGATAAAAGAATTGTGAATTTTTCGCCATTATTTGGTGCCTGCCATTCTGCATGAATGGTCGCCTTATAGATTCCGGTATCGTCCTTGTAACTTGTTATCTTGCCTGTAAGGCCAGTAACATTCTGTGGTTCCTTCTGTGATTCACTGTAGTTGATTTCCGGAATGTCGTAATTTTCCTCAAATAAGGCCTCATCGTATTCAAGACATGAAACAGACCTTACAAAATCGGTTGTTCTAGTAATCGTCTTGATGACGAATGGCTTTGCGCCTTTTTCCCTTACTGCAATATCAAAAATATCCCCATCAGTTGGAGGGTCATCTGTGTTAAAACTATCCACCGTGATAACCGTCCATCCATCACCAGTGCTTACAATGGTACAAGGTCTGGTATATAAGTTGTCGTTTACTGTTCGATATTGGAATATGAACTCATGGTTGGTGTCCTCAATCTCTACCGGAAGCTTAATTGTATGGTCACTTACAGAATAGATTCTTCCACTGTTTGTCCACTTAGGCACGTCATGTGCCACCAATACGACATCGCCAACCGTACAAGCGATTGAGTCGATTCCGGCTTCAAAGGATACTGTTCTTACCTGCCGTTTATTGCATTCCAGTTGGTATTTACCTTCTCTGAAAGCCTGTTTCCAACTGGTTATGCCGTTCATGGTAAGGGTGGTTTTCTTTTCCTGATAATCTGTGTCATAGGTGTCTGAGTATACCGTCAGACTGTCTCTCTGGTAGTCGATATCCGCATTGTTGAATGTCACTTCAACCGCATTGGCTCTATCGGACTGTTTAAGGAACTCTTCCTTGAATGTCCCTGAAATGATATTCCCCATGCCAAACATCTGCACGGGTTGAGCCTTATGAGAGAATATGCACCCAAACTTCGTACCAAACTGAATGACTGCGCCATGCCCAACATTGGCAATATCCTTATTTACAATATCGAGGAGTTCCCCAGATTGATTGATTTCAATATTCACTTTAAGGTCTTTTTGGTCGCACCAATCTGCCCAGTTCTTAAAGTCATCGTATCTCATTAGCTCTACAGGCGCACCACGGACTTCGAACTCATATTCCCCTGTATTGACGTTCATCAGCTTTCTTGCCTGATGAATAGCGTCGTAGCTTGCCCATGCCGGATTATTAGACGGCTTTTGCTCATATTGTTTAGAATACGGGTTCCACACCCATACATATTTGCGCTCTTTAAGAAACGTAACAGAAGCGGTTCCACTTAACTGTGATGTAGCTAGTGCCTTAACACCAACTAACGCCGTACATGGATAAGAGAAATCATCGTAAGTTATTGCGCTTGTTTCGTCCCATACGCACTTTGATGATGAATCGTTTGACGTGGTGGAATACTGTCTTCCAGTAACCATGGCACGGATATCATAAGCTCCGGCCGGAACGTGGTCTTTTCTAAAATCCTGTCTATGGGTTGACGTAGTGGAAGCAGAAATTCTTTTACTAATCCAATCTACCCATGAACCGCCATCCTTCCTGTATTGGAGTCTAACGTCAACCCACGCATCCGTTGTTTTCCCTTTTGAATTGATGTGGAAAAGGCCAGCAGGGAATGTCAGTTTAACTATAAATCCTTCTGTGGCATTCCCTTGAACCGCCGTTGTTTTCCATTCGTTATCCGTCAATTCATAGTTGGTCGTAACTGAACTGTAGGTATCATTAAAGTTACTAATGACGCTCTGGTCATTGGTTCCTGCTCTGGTTTCAATCTGAACCCCTTTATAGTAGGAGGCCGGATTGTTGTTAATTTTGATGTCTGAAAACTCAAGTTCGCCTTCCCCTGCTCCAATCAGAAGATTAAGGTATTCATCATTGCCGTTGTTTGAAATATACTGGCCTATAATCTGGCCTGCTGATTTCACTTTGCCATAAGTAAGCTGAATAGGGTTGTTCTGCCCCTGCATGGCCTGTATTCCAGACCATGAGTAGGTGGCGTTGTTATCACCGTTGTATTTCCCGTTGTCAGTACGCCCAAACCATCTGCCCATCAGTGATGTACCGATGAACATAATGGCTCCGGCCGTTGCCCATCCACCAAGTTGACTGAGCCCTAAACCTGCTAACTTCCCACCTGCAACGTGTAGGCCTGCTGACATAGCCCCTGCGGATAAGGCAATGGAAGCTACAAGCATCACAATGCTTTTTCCTGTATTCTTCCCACCTTTACCGACTACAGGGTACACGCATACCAAATCGCCGTCTTTGATTACTGTGTCGTCATTAGCCTTTTCTCCGTTAACGCTTACCATTCTGTCATATCCAGTAAGTGCCGGACAATTAGGCAGTAACTTTCCTACTGTTCCGTTATACTTTATTGATTTAACATCGCGTGAGCTTCTAGGGTCGAATGGGTTTCTTACAATTATTAAAGTAACCATTTAATACCCCACATATTCATAAAATCCCACGATACACCGCTTCCACGCTATGGAATCAATTCTATCAATGCATGCCCCGACCTTAGCTCTGGTATGGATAAACTGGCCGTGCCCTATATAAGTGCCTGTATGATTTACGACTCCTACTGGGGAGCCAAACCGTAAGGCAATAAGGCAAGGAACAGGCAGATGATTGATGTCATCCACCTGCTTCCATGGCTTATGCGCTGTATTGGTCTTAACTAAGCGGTTAATGGTCTTGCTGTCGTTAAAGTCTGCGTCATATTCTGGAAGGTTAATTCCATGGCGTCTGAACACCTCTTTAACCAACCCATAGCAATCATAACCGCCGTCGCCCCGTCCATGGTTCTTAAACGGTGTGCCGATTAAATCATCGTAATTAATGTCCATTTCTCTCATACACCCCGTTCTGGTCAATGCCTACGAAACCGCCGAACCTACAGGAATTATGGTGTTTACGGCAATCCGATAAGGTGTGGTTACATGACGTTAGCTTTCCGTTATATCCACATCTAAGTCCCTTGTATTTGAATCGGCAGGCGTTCTTCATATATCTGTCACATGGGCAACGGGAACGGGATGAATAACCGCTACCCAGAGTAAATGTAACGGTCTTTTCTGTTACCTTACACTGAGTAACGATATAGAACTCTTCCAAGTCGGCCTCGCCGTTAAGGTTCTCACTGTTAACGATTCTGAGGATAACCTCGGTTCCGTTTCCCCCTTGAGCTTCCTCTATCCAGTACTGGAACTCACGCCCTACATTGTCAACCTCTAATGTTAATGAAGGGTCGCTACCTGTACTATCTTCTGTCGCATTGCCAATCCTCATGGGGAACGCTTGGTATAGTGTACCTTTCCATGTGATGTCCTCATTGTTGTATACGAGATGTACAGGATTATTAGGAAGCATGATATCGAGAATGACAAGTAACGCACTGCCTGTAGACAGTTTGTTCTTGGCCTTCTGTGATACTGCTGTTATTGATAACATTTACACCTCCTGTAATTTAATCCTTGCACTCCAGAAATTAAGTCTTGTATTTGATAAGTTGGTAAATTCCATGCATCGGACTTCATGCGTATCCCCTGTGAGGGGGTTTGTCCATTGGAACGTCAATGCCCTGAAATGGGCTTCGTTCTTAATGAAGCTGAAAAGCTTTTTGAAGTCGTCCGCTGACATGTTCGACCATGTGAGCTGGTAGGAATCCCGTGAACGTGTGAACTTGAGCCTAGACTGAACCGTTCCGTCCTCGAATGTGGAACTAATGGAATTATCTTCCGGTTCCACGGTGAATGGGTAGTCTGGGTTAGCAATCTTTGGAAATACTAGCATGAATCAACCTCCCTGAGCGAGCGTCTTAAGAATTGTCCGAGACCCCATAGTGTTGTTGGCAATGCCCTTTAATACCACAGACATGACGTACTGTTCGCCGTCGAATGTAGTTCCCTGAGACTCCGCAGTAACAGGAACACCGCTTTCATTGTGAATGTCCAGCTTGACATTGACGTTGCCACCACCAATGAGCTTCTTGGATTCGTTATGGCTGTACACTCTGGCCGGATTCTTAAAGTCAACCAATTCGGCACCATTTTCGCCAACGATAGATAACCCACTAGCTATACCGCCGTTAGCATGCGGCTTGATAGTCGGTATGTTAACCACGCTATCCCATGCCTTTTCTAATGGGTTTCTGTCATCGAAATCAAACAGGCTACCGCCGTTAAGTAAGTCCTTGCCCATGTGGATACCAAAGAAATCACTGTTCCCAGTACTCTTACCAAATATGGAGAGTACGGAGTTCATCATGATACCCTTCATGATTATCTTACTCATGTTTTCCAGAATGCTCTTGGTCACATCAGAGAAGAATGCCTTAATCTTGGTATGGATGTTATCAAAGGATGAAAGCAAGGATACGCCGGCCGATTCAATGGTTCCCAGAACATCTTCTGCGTAGTCAGCGTAGTTAATGCTCATAGCTTCATAGTCGGCGAGTATTGCCTGAGTAAAGGTATGGGCATTGGTTCTCTTAGCGTCATTAAGGTCGCTGATTGTCTGAGCGAGCTTCTGTTCAATCTCGGCCTTTCTATCAGAAGCTAACTGGTCATCCTGAAGTTCATCTCTAAGGAAGTCCTCATACTTAGCCAGTCTATCCCTAAGGATATTCTGCTGTTCCTCGGTGTCCATGTAACCTAACTGCTGAGATATCTTAATCTTTTCGAGTTCACGCTCTGTGTTCTCCTCGGTTTCCTGATTAAGCTTATCCTGTACGTCATGATACAGGGCTTTCCGTGCCTGTTCGATAGCGTCCACATACTTCTTGGAATCGATAACTGGCTTGCCATCGTTGCCCATAGTATGTTCAAGTTCGGCTACCTTGCCCTTCAGCTCTTCAATCTTATCGGTTCCGTCCATCAGCTCATCGAGGTAGTCGTGCTGATTCCCAGTAAGTTCGGCCGTCCACTGTACGATGTCCTTATATCCAGAATTAAGGTCGTTAATCTTATCCTGAATTTCCTGCAAGTGTTCGTACTGCTTCTGTTCCTGTTCGGTCATCTCTACATCGAACTTGGCATCGCCGGAAAGTTCCCTAGCGGAGATGTACCACTGTGCCTTACCGTATACGCCACTATTGACACCGTACTGACGAACACCTCGGTCTACACCATTATGAGAGTCACTGGCAATAGTGTGCCCGTTGCCGTCATACAGTGCTACGTGGGTACCATCGTTAGGACTTGGACCATATACGATGATATCGCCGGCTTCCAGCTTCTGGGTACCATCAAACTTATGAACAGCGTTACCTGCCTGTTTAACCAGTACGTCTACGTTCTCAGATGTAAGACCATACTGCTTGTACAGACTGGAAATAAACCTTGCACAACCCTTGTACCCGAACATGACGTGCTGTGCCATGTCGTTATGGGCTTGACGTACCGCCTTAATACCTGCCGTGATTTCCTGAGTGACACTCTTAATCTTATCGGATGTTTCCTTCTTAGCTTTCTTCTTACTGGGTGTGTCTGGAACATCAACGGTATTACCAGTTACCTTGGATGTATCTACTGTCTTAGGCGTATTTTCAGCCTTAATCTGGGCATTGACGCTGGCTTTCTTATCCCTATTCAGTGCGTCATAGTCTATCTTACCGTTCTTAATGTACTTGGTGTAGTCGGTATCAGAAGCGAACTGCAATCCATAGCTTGAGTTATTGCTATATGGGTCAGACTTATTGGTATTGTCAACGCCCCACATATTGGCGTTCGGGTGCTTTTTCCGCCATTCTGCGTCCAACTGCTTGCCCTTGGTCTCGTACATTACGGCGGCGGCCGCCCCAGTTACTAAAGCACCAACTGCGAGTAATGGATTGGCTATTACAGCAACTACGGCTTCTTCCGTTGCAAACCCTACAAGGGCTTCTGTCGCCTTAGCTATTGCCGGAAGTAAATCAACCCAGACCGCCTTGGAGATGTTGCTCAATGCACTCATAACCATTCCGGCTTGGAACGCATCGTCAGCGAGCGTGCTTGCCCACGAATCAGACTTACCTGTAACATCAGCAATAATGCCAGACAGAATGCCTACATCGGTTATCAACGCACCTGTCTTATCGAACAGTTTCCCTGCTGAGAGAGCGTCCTTATCAAGTGCTTTACTATGTCGGAGAGACTCATTAGCGTTCTCAACAATCTTCTGCTGATTCCTATCAAGTGCCGTGTCAAGACTCTTAGTTGCTGTAGCTACCTTGCCTAAGTACTTAACTTCATTCTCGGCTACTTGCTTAGTTTCACCGCCTACGTTCTTTAAGGCTTTCTGCAAGTCCTCATGAACCTTAATGACCTTCTTAACAGCATCTACCGCCTTAGCCCCACCGATTCTCTGCGCATTGGCAAGTGCTGTGGTCTTGAGCTCTTCGAGCCGAGTCATGTCCGCTGTACGCTTCTTGCCCTTAGCAACTTCTTGTTCGGCCTTTCTTACTAAGCCCTGAACCTCAGCTTCTTTCTTCAGCTGGTCTACGTAGGTCTTAATACCGTTCTCAGCCTGCTTGTACGCTCTATTGATACCTTCTACGTTATCAGCACTTATTCCCTTGAGACTGTCAATAAAGGTGCTTACGTACTCACTGGCTCTTTCCGCACTGTTCTCTACGCCCTTAAAGCCATTGGCTACGTCACTCTGAAGGTTTCTAACTGCGTCAGCTTGCGCCTGAGTGGTTGAACTGTCGCCAAGGAACGTATTAATCTTTAAGTCACTTGGGGATATGCCGTCCTTAATGGAACTAAGCATATCCTTGTACTTCTGAGCTTCCTCAGTGGCTTTCTTGTATACGTCATCGAGCTTTTCACCCTTGAGACCTTTGGTTGCCTGAATAAACTGGCGTGTGTATTCATTGACCTGATTTTCCTCAAATCCAAGTCTCTTGAGGTCATTGGCGTACTTCTCTGCTAGGGTTGCCCCCTTGCCGTTATCCTTATCCCCGATGAAATTGCTTACATACGCCTTATTAAGCTCATTTGGTGTATGGCCATGGGCTCTTTCCCCTGCGTCTCTAATATTGCCTTTAAACAGGCTTTCAAAGCGTTTTTCAAGTGCCTCACGCTGTTTCTCTTGAGCCACCACATCACGTAAGGCATCGGCCTGCCCTACGAATACCTGACGGGTCTTCTCTGCTTCCTGAGCTACGTTGTCGTAGGAATCCAGTAGTTTTTGGAATAGCTTAATGCCCTTGTCAGTGCCGGTGTCTATCCCACCAAGACGACTAGCCCTTTCCATTGCGGTTTCCGCATTGACGCCCATGCGTTCCCATTCATCAGCAAGATTTCGGATTGAGTTCCTGTTGCTGTTAAGGAACGAATCCATCTGCTGTTGCTTCTGGTTCTGCTTGTCAATGTAATTCATACCTTCGCTGAAATCATTGGCTATACCGGATACTCTGGCTATGTCGTGACGCTTTCCATAGTGAAACTCTTTAACGTCTTGCCACAATCCACCTGCGAATGTTTTTGGCTTATAATTTATGTCTTTTCCGGCGTTGCTAACATCTTTGAAAGTTCCCCACGCTTTTTTGACTGCAAAAAAAGACAAAAGCGGTACTAACCACTTTGAATATCGTTCAAATGCTCCTGCTCCAATATCTACGGTCTTACTCAGCAGTGCTAACCCACCGTTTTTCCCAAATGCCTTTATGGTTTCTGCGGTATCCATAAGGCCATTGGAAATTCTTTCGGTATCCTTGAGCAGTTGAGGATTGATTGTTACCTTTTTGGTTTTGTCATCGATGAATATTATTGAGTTTTTGACTTCATTGAGGTTGTCTCTGATGTAGTTGAAAAGGCTCTGCTGTCCTTGCATTACGCCATAAGTTACAGATTCCGTTATCTGGTCATAAGCACCCTGAACAGTATCTGCGGTCTTTTCAGAAGCAATCTTAAACCCCTTCATCTTATCCATAAGGAAGTTATACAGACCTTCACTGCTATTCTTAGCATTCTTTATATCTGTGTCTGTAATCCCCAAAGATGTAGCCAACGTTGAAGATGACGGTCTGATACCGCCCTGTACAAGGTCTCTAAGTTCCTGTACGTACTGGTCTGGACCGAGCCCCAAAGACTTAACCGCATTGGTACCTACTACGGACAAATTTTCAATTTGGCTAATTGACATTCCGGCCTGTCCTGCTGGCCCTAACAGTGCTCTGAATGTTTCTACCAGTTCCCCTACACTTGCACTTGTAGCCAATGCATCCTTTGACAGGTCGTTGATAATCGTTCTTGAAACATTTAAGGCGTCATTCCATTCCATCTGCTTTCCATTAAGCTTGTAAGCAGACGTAAGTATACCTGCAATACCTACGGAATTTGTTTCAATGCTCTTAGCAAGGTTAAAAGAACTGGTTAACGCTGTCCCAAATGCCGATACAAGACCTCTTCCAAGTTCCTCTTTAAAAGCTCTGCTCCATACGCTGACCGTGCTGTTTAACGTGGAATTGAACTCACGGAACGAATTGCTTGCCCTGTCAATGTCTGAACCGATTTTCTTAAACGGGCTTGACCCAGAAATCCCACTAAAGTTAGTGCTTAAATTCCTAGACCCATTGGATAAGCTCTCTACGGATTTTCTTAGGTTCCCAAGTTCCCTTTGAATCTTGACCAGCTCGCCAGTGGCGTGGTCTTCTATGGAAACTCGAGCCTTTATCTCATCTCCCGTCATCATGTGCTTTCACCCCTTGAAAAACTTTCCTCTATAACTAAATCCTCTAGCTTTCTTAGCTTAGTCAGTACAGGCCTAGATAATTTAAAATGATACAAATCAGCCAGTGTCTTTATATCTGTCCATCTGAACCCAGTAATATAAATACCTTCCATCGTGGAAGCCATCACCGTACAATTTGAGATTTTTCTGTAAAAGCGGAAAATGTCAATATTCCCTTTCATGATATCTGGACAGCGTGAAGGGCATGTTGCACAATCAATTGTCTTTCCAGATTGCTTTTGCGCTATCTTACAGTTCTTGCAAAACTTAGCCCCACCACGCCTCCGCCAATTCCAGATATCTTCTAGTTTTTTAATTCTTCCAACTGAGACTGTTCAGACATTCTCTGAGTACGTACAAGGATATCGAACAATGTACCCGGAGTAATGCCTTCCGCTTCATGGACATCTACCTTGTATACATTCTTCAATACCCACTGAGCCAGTCTAAACACACGTCTGGTCTGGTTCTTTACTTCTGCTTCTGCCTTTTCGCTTTCTTCCAGATATGTGCTAAATTCATCAATTGTCATTGCTCTTGCCTTAAGTGCGAACTTCTTTACTGCCATAATAAAACTCTCCTTTATTAAAACTAATACTCAAAAATAATCATGAAAAATAGGCAAGTGATTCCCACCTGCCTACTCCCCATGCCCCTAACAATTACTTAAAAATGTCGTAGGAAGCTACATTATTAACCAGTGTAAACTGGATACAGGTTCCCAGTGCATTATTACCATAGAATGCGGAATAATCGAGTTCCTGTGTGATTCCTGTTGCGCCATCAATAGACGGTGTTTTGCGTGCAAACTTGACTTCAGGAATATTGATTGTCATCGATTCATCGCCCTTGGCTAATGCAATTTCCAGTGCAGTTGTAGTAGACTTCATCGCCTTATCTACGAAACTGGAATCATCAAAGAATGCAGTAAGCTTGCCTGTCGGCGCAATAAGCCCTTCGTTGATTCTGGTTCTAAATCCATTGGAACCGATTGCATAGCCATTATTATCAAGACCAAAATCAACATCCAAAGTCACCTGCGTAGCAATGGCGGTATCCTGTCCGTCAATCTTAAGGGACGCATTGAAGTTGTTGAGTCGGTTAAGTCCTACTGGGGTAGCCGGATTTGCGGTTGTAGCAACACCAGCTTCTCCAAATGTTTCATCGCAACCAATTACATCGGTATTCATGGTAAGTTCTCCGTCACCACCAAAAGAGAATGCAATTTTGCTTACCTTGCACCCTTTAGAAAGTGCGTAAATGTTGTTGTTAAACGCCTTTTCTACTGCAAATGACGGTTGCACTGTGCTTGGCTTAAACACGTGCTTGTAAAGTCCTTCTTTCTCTTCTACTGCTGTTGTAGTCGGTGCGCCAAATGTCATAGCGAGCATGTATCCGCATGCACGTGTATCCAAAGGCAACGCAATAGAACCTTGTACATCAACATTGCCGAGAATCGGTTCTGTGGTATCACGTCTGCCAGTCATGGTGGACGGTGCAGTCGTTTTCTGTGTAGAAGCCACGGAATTGGAATTAAACGGCATTTCAAGAATTTTGCCTTTAAGGTTACTTGAAAATGTCTTTAAAGCTGTTTCCGGAATGAGGTGTGTTTTGGAATATACACCCATAGCCTGATTAGCCATCTCTTATTGATTCCCCCTTTTCAAATTGTTTCCTGATAGTTTCGCCCTATATTCTGTTCAATAGCCAGTTTAACCACCAATCTGCCTGCCCAGTGTGTACCCATGACTGGGAATGCTCCGTTAGTATCTATGGTGGCTATAGGACGGTTATAATTGTCTCTTTCATTTAGCACTTTCTGGATTAGTGTCATGAACTTTGAGCAAACGTCGTAGACATCCGGAATAACCACTCCAGTATCTGTTTCGAATTCCTCAAGCTTATCCGTACTTACACCACAATAAATTGTGAATGTGTAGGTATTTCGTTCAACATATAGCCCTTCGTGCTTTCTGAAATCTATAAGAATGATATATGGGCATTCAGTCTTGGAAGGGATATCCCGTCTGAGGAAGTCCCCTCCAAACACAGTAAGCTTCTTGTTGAACTGCTCTTTGCAGAAGTCGTTCAGCTCTTTATTCGTTGCGAGGTAGTCACACAGTTTCTGCACACTGTCTGAAATATCCAAGTTATACATCAGACTCTATACCTCCTTCTTCTTCGCTTACCTATCTCAACGGTTCCATCGATATATTCCTGAATGCGTTTTTCAATGAACGGTACTATCTCAGGGCTTAATTCCTGAATCATTGGTTCCCAGAATGGTCTGGGTGGTACGTGCAGGAACTTAGTATGTTCGCCCAAAGGTACTTTAGCTTCTCTGAACTTCTGCATAACTCTGGGGGTAACGGTAATTTTAAAGCCCTCTTCCTGCTTTCTGCCGTATGTGGCGGAAGTCCTGCTCCCCCACCCCAGATTAACACCGCCGTCAGCATATTCGTACCTAAGCGCATTTTTCATTTTGCCGTACCAGTTATGTGGCATTGTGGCATATCCACCCTGCAAGGCTTTTCGCCATTCGTACGGAAACTTTTCTTTGAATTGGTGCCCAGCTGGAGCACCACTTCTGACACCCTCTTTAATCCGTTTCCGCATTTCATAGCCTAAAGCCTTTAATACATGGCGTTTGTACTTTTCGTTATGAGCAATAGCATATTCGATTGCAGGGCTCAATTCATCTGTGACTTCGACATGAATAAAACTCATTTCAAATTTCCCTTCCTGCCCATAACCAAACCGTTCTTGGATGCCGTTACAATGTACTGACAACCGGCTACATCATGCAATGCCAGCTGTGCAACCTCATACTGCACACCGTCGTATTCGATGATGTCCCCTTCTACAGGGCTTGATTCTATCCCGATGTCTGGGTCATCACAAATGCAAAACGTTGCCATGTCAGCAAGTACCGCATTTTCGATATTAGTGGCGGTATCGCCCCAATCCGTGCGTTGTGCGTCCGCTCCAATGATAACGATAGCCACAATATCTTTGCCATTGTATCTTATTCTTTCGGCGAGTCTGTCTGTGCTATAGAACGCAATCTTACTTACTCGCCGTTGTGCGTCTAGCATACTCATGATTATGCGTTAATCTTTACATCCGCCACTACATCATTAGCGGTTGCGTTTCTCCATGCAATACCTGCATAGGTGTTGCCTTCTGCGGTTGCAGTGATTGCCCCATCAGCAGTCAGATATACCTTTGCACCCTGAGTAATTTCTTCATTACCCTTCTTGATTTCATATACACCTTCGGTATATGCAGAAGTCTTTTCACCGATTTTTGCGCTGTGGGATGCCACGGCAATAATATTACCGATTACTACAACTTCATGATATGCGATTGCCTTTGTGGCGGTAATATCGATTTTACCGCCTGCCTGTCTAAATTCTGCCATTATCTATTCACCTCTCTATTATTCGCCGTCGTTCTTAACAAATGCTCTGTAGTCAATCAGGTTAAATCCGAAATCCTGCCAGAACTGATATTCAATGCCAAGTGTTGTGGTCGGGGTAATGGTTCTGGACTGCGGAGCGTCATTGCCGTTCAGGGTAGTGTATTCAATACCTTCCATTTCCATTGGGGATGCAATGGCATAGTATTCAGTACCGCTGATGTACGGGCTTGTATACAACTGCATGATTCCATTTACTGGGTTGTACAGGTTGGTGATAGTAGCGTTCGGGTTAGCAGTGGAATGAAGCAGTACTGCGTGTTCGAATGCATGGTCATCACCTGCGAGGATGAACTTCGGATTAACACCTACAAACGCCTTACCTTCAGAATCCTTCTGGTGTCTCATAAGGTTGCGCATTTCGCCGTAAGCCCCTACAGAAATATCCTTATTAGTTACGACTACATTTCCATGTGCCTTGGTGAAGATACCAGTGCCACCCAGAAGTTTAAAGAACATCTTTTCGTGGAGTCGTTCAAAGCCTGCGGACTGTGCTCTAATAGCCTTAACTACGGTTCCCAAATCATCATTGATGAAGATTTCACGGGTGAAGCGAATAGCCTTGCCATAAGTGTGAATGCCACGGGTAACGGCTTCATCGCTCATTTCAGAATATCTAAATTCGTCAGATTCTGGAGCCATGAGTTCCGGTTCACCTGCGAGGCCTACACGGTAGGAATGCGCAATCTTGAAGTCTGGCACACTGCCCTTGGATACAAAGTTTCTGTAAGTGGTTGGTTGTTCCCGATAGCCCTTCAGCATAACCTTATTGGCAAAGTTATCTACAATGGAAACGAACTGTTCTGTGCCCATGGCACGATGTCCCAGAACGTTTTCTACCAGTTCACCAGTGGACATTCTTCTAAGGTCTCTTGCATTTTCACCATTTTCAATGGCTACTTCTTCCATAATGGAGCGTGCATTCATATTGGCGTATTCACGTGCACCGTCTACAGCTTCCTTATCGGTGATGACGCCATAACGGAGTGCCATGCCGTCTACGCATTTATGGTGGAACTTTTCCTTTTCGTCTTCACCACTTACGTTGAAATTGGTCTTAACCTTGGATTCACGGTTGGCAATCTGTTCCAGTGCAATTTCTCGTACATGGTCTACAGTATCACCGTTATTAATAAAGTCTCTCAGACCTTCTACGTTAAACTTTTCGCAGATAGATGTAATAGCAGATACTCTTTCACGTTCTGCCTTAATGGAGGCTTCTCTTTCAGCCTTGATTATTGCTTCTCTTTCGGCCTTAGCCTTAGCTTCTCTTTCAGCTTTCATCTTGAGTTCTTCTGGAGTCATTGTTTCCCTCTTTTCTTCTTTCTTTTTTTCAATAACTGGGATTTCGATTTCTTCGTCTAAGTCCCTGCCCACGGCGCAGTTCGGGTCGGCTGGGCAACTTACAATGGAAATTTCAAACGGTTCCCATTTATCGCACACGTAGACATCACTATCATAGTTTTTACCATTGTATTCTTCTCCCTTTTCGAGGTATACAATGTGACGCCTTGCGTATCCAACACTCACCCCTCTGAGAGAGCCACCTTCGATTTTCTTAACAATTCCATTGGAGAAATCATCGTCATCGAATGTTACATTGGCGATAGCTCTGCCATCCTCGAAATGAACATTGTCAACCTTGCCGATAACTGTGTCCCTGTTATGATTAAACAGGAGTGGCATAACACCCTGCTGAAAACGTCTTAAATCAACGTTTTCAGGTTCGCACAAACATATTTCTGGTGGGTTCCAATTACCACACGGTTCTTCTGTCATGAAAGAAAATTCAGCCTCTCTTTTCTCTGGGTCAAACCCTGAGATGCTAATCTCCCTCATGGCTACTTTCTTGATTTTCTTTTTCATCTTCTTTGTCACCCCCATTCATATCGTTATTTTCTTTTTTATTAGAATTAACATTATTGCCGTCCTCATTTTCGTCTAGACTTTTATTTTGTTGGACAAACGATAATGTAACTCCCTGCTTTTTGGCGTATTCCTGTGCTTCCTTCATCTCATCAATGCGGTCTCTCCAGTCAACGCCCTGTTCTGCGCAATAGCTCTGGAATGACTTACCACCACTAGCCAGATTAATCATATTGGCATTGGCTTCCTTTAACGGGTCAATCCATGCCATGGATGTGCCTAACCACTTAGCTTCGTAATATTCGTCATCGTCTGGGTTGAAAGACGTATGGTCTAATAACCCTCGCAGATAGCACGCATTTACGAACCGTCTGAATATAGGCCTAAGCAAGTATTCTTCCAGATAATTTCTGTAAGTCTCATATGTCACTTGGTCAGCAATCAGATTTTGCCTTGCGGAAGAATAATTAACACGTTCTACGTTTCGGGATGTACTTTCCAGTGAGAGACCGATTGGTGCGCTCAGCATTCGCTGAATCAGCGGTACATAGGTTGAAACCTCGGTCGCCTGACCGTTAGGTGTTAAAAGTTTCATCTTCTCCCCAGGCCTCAATGTCTTAACGGTACCACCTTCAATGGATTCTACTCTGGTTCCGTCATTCTGGTTAGCTACACGCCCTACGCTCATCATCGGGTTTTCCTGTTCGATAACACCCATTGAGCAAGCAGAGAGCTTCTGTTGCATGGATACGGCGTCATTGTATTCACTCAAATCCTTAGCCAGTGCAATGATATTGGCAAATGGTGTTATTTCCCTAAACTGCGTAGGTCTGTTTTTGTCCCACAAAAATATAGCTTCGTTTACCGGAACCCTTACAGGCTTTAATTCCTGCATTCCATCAGGTGTTGTCTGTTTTATCCAGTAAGCCACTTCTTTACCATCAGTGGTTAATTCAATGCCGTTGATGATAACGTTCCCGTTCTCGGTCTGTGGAACGTTGGTAGTATCCAGTTCATCGACTTCATGTACCTGTAACGTAAGTGGAATTTTACGTTTATTATCCATTTTGAACGTTACCAGAACGCCACCATCCACCATGATACGTTTAAGAATCATTCTTAATATGTCATCGAGGCATTGTCTCTTCACATAATCACAATTTTCATGGTGTTCCCATTGAGCCCAAAGCTCTTCTACAACGGAATCATACTTTTCATCATCATGCATAGCCTGCATAGAAAAGCCCTTGCCTATAACACCATTTTCCATGGCCTTGATGATAGCCCCAATAACCGGAGAATTTCTTTCAAGGTCTCTGGCACGCTTTCTCAAGATATCTCTGGATAATTCATTGATATCTTCTGCCCTTCCGTCAAATGGGATATTAGGCAATCTACGACCAACTGATGCACTTTCATATCCGGTTGTGTATATGGCTCTTGCACGTGCCCTTCTAACCGCCTTTTCCGGATTGAACGCAAGATAAACCGTGTCAATGGCTTTGCTGATTGCGTTTGCAATATTGTGTTTTGCCATTAACCCACCCCACCCCATTTCAATCTAATGGTGTCAGTGGTTCCATTGGCAGTGGAATTGATTTCGGCAATTTCTGCCGTCACGGCGTTGATTTGCGCTTTAACATCAGAAAGATTGGCCTGCTTTACTCTCCCTGCTCTGGTCTGGAATTCCTGTCCACCTTCCAGAATGTTCTTGTATGTAGTTCTAAGTAACTTGAGTTCTTCTTGCAACTCATCAAGTCTGCTCATTTAATCACCTCTTTAACCAAACGGCTTATATACACCTGCGCTATAGCCTGATTTATTTCCGCTTTCCTCATATGAGGGTTCTTCTAATGGAGCCTGCATGGTTCTTATACCCATGACATCCCCTGCCAGATAGGCATACACCTCACAGTCAAGGTAGTGATTAGGCCGTGCGCCAATCTGTTTCCAGACCTCGTTCCCGTTTTCATCAGGAACCTTCTGTTCTGCCGTAATCATTTCGGCGTATTCTTGGTCTGTATCTGCGTCTACTGCCCATGAGCCATCGCTCCCCACTTCCTTATTCAGTCGGTACATAATCATGTCTTTATACTTATTCGTATCGACCTCATAAAGCTTCATATCCACTGGCAAGTGATTGTATTTATTCCTGTTTGCCATGGTGTCCAATGACACACGCCTAAAATATCCAGATTTGAGACTTTTAAGGCCTTTTACTGGGATAATCAGCGGGTAATAGTCATAGCAGTAATCGTAGACTTCTGTAGTCCTATAGCCCGTATCGATAGCTATTAACGTGACCTGTAATTTATTGTTGCTTCCTTCTACTGGGAAATATTGGTTCAACTGGAACATTAAATCTTCAAACCGTACCGCCGTGCCATTGGCAATCTTAGATGATTTCATCTTCGCTCCCCATGCACGGATAACCCAGTAGAAATACCCCTTCTGTACGTCCACACCTGCCGTAAGTAGCAAGGTGTCTTTAGGGCAGATTCCGGCTTTAAGATGTGTCTTATGCTGAAGTACCGTTTTCGCCTTAACATAAGATGCTTTAGATTTGAACGGTTCACCTAACCATGAGTTCACGAAATTCATTAATGCTGAGGGGTCATCTTTTGATTTAAGAAATTCCATGGCTACTTCGCCCCATCGTACCCACGGCGAATACAGGGTATTTAGCTTAAACCCTACGGTCTTTGGAGAATAATCCAGAAGTTCTCTGGGAACCCATTTGCCACGTCTCAGCATTGTCATCTTATGTTTGTCCTTGATATGTGCCTTGCAGTAAGGGCATTCATAATAGGTCTCCGATGCCAGACGCCGTTCATTCATTTCTGTCGGGAACTTGAGGTTCTTAAAGTCCAGTGCCTGATACTTCATACATTCAGGGCATGGAACCTGATAATCATAATGAACCTCACTAGCCATGAATGACTTGTATACATACCCATATTCCGTGGTTGGTGTACTCATCACCATGATTTTTCTCCACGACCAGTTTTTGGTACGTTCCTTTACAAGTGATATTGGATTAGCTTCACGGCCTGCCCATTTAGGGTATTTATCAACTTCATCCATGATTACCCTAGGGATTGCCCATGACGCTAGTTTCGCCGGACTGTTTGCCCCTGTAAGTCGAATAAAGCCACCTTCGAACCGTATTGCCAGTGCCTTAGATTTATCAGCCTTTCCCAGTTTTCTCGCTATGCTTGGAGTATGGGATAAAGCCTTTTGCAATCTATCCACTGAGAAATCTTTCGCTAAATCCTCATCTGGCATTACGTAGAAAATACGGCATGGGGAACGGTCAATCGTATATCCGCAAATGTTGATTGCACATTCAGTAGCCCCTACCTGAGACGGCTTTAAAAACGTAACAATCTGTGTCGTCTTATCCGTAAACGTGTCCATTATGGCTCGTAGATACGGCGTGTTATCTGTATTCCAACGGCCTGCATTAGGTGATTCTTCTCTGGAAAGTATTCGATAGTTATCTGCCCATTGACTAACCGTCATCGGTGGAGGTGGTAGAAACGCTTGCTTTGCGCTTTTTATAACGTTTCTTAGGTTTTTCGCCCACTCTTCTCTGACTTTCGGCGATACCAGTGTCTGCAAGTCGTTCGAGTAACTCATTAACTTCCTTCTGCACCTCACTTTCCACTTCAACCGCCATAGCAGGGTCTTTCGAATATAGCTTGCTCTTAATCTGAGCCGGAAAAGCCAGAAGTTTCTGCCGTATATCCAAGAAAGTCCCTTGCAATGCTTCTGACACTTCTTCGTATGGGATTAACTCGCCCATCATCTGCAAGGTAACCATTTCTTCCTGTCTGGCTTTTGATGTCTTGTAATCCGCTTCCGCTTTAAGCTTTCTAGCACTATCACTGAGGCTCTTTTCTTCACCTATCTGCTTTTCTCGCCTTTTTGCTAGATAATCATGGAAATCTACCTTGCCTTTAGTGATAGGTATGTCGTTATCTTTGCAGAACTCACGAACGCCCATGGAAGTGAGTCCCATATTTGCCCCTATGATTGTGCATGAGCAGTGAATGTGCTTATCCTCATCCAGTTGTATAAGTTTAGCTATGTCCATAAATTCACCTGCCTTTCTGCGCAACAAAAAAAGGAACCCCATACAAGGATTCCTTTCAATATGGTGACAGGTTTACGATACCTGTCAAAACGTTTTTAGGAGTTTCCGAAAAGAACAAACTTCTTAGCCCGTCTTCCTCACGTTACTATTATAGCACATTTTTATTCCAAAATTTTCCAATTTTTTCCAAATTTTTCCAAACTTTGCAAAATTAGTTCATTTAGAATATTTTATCTATCGATTTAAGCCATTTATCGTAAGTTTTCTGAAATTCCCTTTCTGCTTTGTGCAAATGGTTGTATACGGATGACCTCGCATAATTCCTTCGCCTCATAATTTCGTCGATGGTCATACAGGCGATGTAATAGTCTATGAGGTAGCTTGCAGATTCTTGGTCTTGCAAACATGAAATTCGTTCTTCCGCCTCATCTTTGGTTTCTTCCAATAAGATTATCCTTCGATGAACCTTTTCACGCTTCTTATTAGCTCTGTCGATTCTATCGGTGATATCTGCCGTGATTGAACCGCTTACATGTGCTTTGGAGTAATCTGTGCCGTGCAACGAATATAATTCCTCGTCTATGGCTCTAAGTTCATTATCAGCTGATTGCAGTCTGCTTCTTATTTTCCGGATTGCATTCAGATATCCTTTAGCCTCGTACATTGGTACTACCTATTCCCCCAGACCTCTTACCACTGGATGTGTCATCGTCTGTAACTAAGTATTTCAGAAATATGCCCTGTGCCACCCTTTCGCCCTTCTTGACGTGATACGGCATGTTCTTGTTATTCTGTAGGCATACAAGGATGTGACCTTCGTTCCTAAAGTTATTGTAATAGTCAGAATCAATGATTCCTGTTCCGTTAACAAGAGACAATCCTTTCTTAATTGCCATGGATGAGCGAATAAAAATCATTAAGACCTCATCTGGCAACATCCTTGCCTTTAAGCCTGTTTTGATAACCGCCTGTTCATGTGGATAAATGGTTACGTCTTCCGCCGATTCAATATCATATCCTGCGCTCCGTTCGGTAGCACGCTTAGGAATATTGACTTCGCCGTCAAAAACTTCTGCCGATACCTTTTCAAACCTTCTCATACTACGCTCCTTTATTCAGACATTAATTCATCTGGTGTCCCAATTTCTACTGCTATGCACAAAGCCCAGTCGAGGGAATCAATGAACTCGTTAATAGCCTTGAAATAGTCATCATCGTCAAGACCTTCCCATTTATCTCTCAGCTCTTTAGGCGCATATTTCTCAGCAAACTCATAATCATCGTACACATCATCCTTTTCGTAGACGGTGTTGTAATAGTCATCATCGCCCATCCACAATTTGCGAATGCTTACATCTGCAACCTCGCCTATCCACGAACTGCGTGCTTCTGGGTCTTCTACCACTTCTGAATCTACATAGAATACTACTGGGAGTTCTGGCCGTTCCTTTACTAGTCTTAACAGCTTACCCATAACTTTCCACTGGAAATCATCGGGCTTCATCGTCTTTTTCATACTCCCACCTCATTCTGTCTTTTTTCTTTACTGCACTGATTTCAATGTACGGGTCTCCCCAGTCACTGGTAAACAAGCTTATGTCCCACACCCAGTAGCCCCCGTATTCCTTAATCAGTCCTTTGAAATCATGATTGCTACACCTTGTACTTCTAGCGAACTCGCAGTCTTCGTTGTAGTACACACGTTCGTCTAATTCTCTCAGGTCTGTGGAAACAGAAAGGCAAACTGGTTGCCAAGTCATAACCATGATATCTGGAAGGTCTTTAAGTCTTAGTCTTTTACTCATCTTATTCCTCCGGCTTTGTCTTTACTGCACTGATGATTAGATAGGGTTGTTCGAAATCATCCTGAAAAACACTTATGTCCCAAACATAGTAGTTCCCGTATTCTTCAACAATTTTCATAAAGTCTGTATCGCTGAGTCTTTCGTTTCTTCCGGCAAAGTCACACCATGAATTATAGAATTCCTTCTCGTCCTCTTCTATGTAGTCTTTACTGATGGATAGGCACACCGATAGGCATACTGGTTGAGCATCCATTGCCACTGCGCTTGTGAGGTCTTTAAGTCGTATCTTTTCTGCTTTCATAATTTTCGCTCCCATCAAAACGGAATTTTTTCGTCATTGCTTACTGTCCCCATGGAATAGAAGCTTTCTTCACTGCCATTATTCTTCCTTGCACTGTTAAGAACCAAGGCTACGATGTCCGCTACTACTTCGCTTACATAGCGTTTATTTCCGTTAGAGTCCTCATAACTGCGTGTTGTGTAACGTCCATGAACGTAAACCCTAGTGCCTTTCTTAACCTGATTTCCTACGGATTCAGCCAAAACGCCCCATGCTACGCAATTTACAAAATCCGTGGATTCTTTATCTCCAAACTTGCGATTGCAAGCTACAGTAAACGATGATACAGCCTTTCCTGTCTTAGTAACTCTAACCTGTGGGTCTCTAGTAACATTTCCGATTAAATCTACGCTATTCATCTATTTGTTCTCCCTATAAAAATCGATAACATAAACACTGAAATAAATACGCCACTAAAAGCACCTAAAACGTAACCCATCAACACATCGTTCATAATGTATCGCCCTTTACGCATTCAATAAGCTTGTTTAGATACCACTGCGCCTTAAATAAATCCTCAAGTCCATTCTTTGACTCATAACGCCATAAGTACTTAATGACGTTTCCCACACATACTGCTTCAAGACCGTTCTTGTTGACGGTCGCTGACTCAATAGCATCAATACATTCAACTTTTCCTTGATTGTAATGTTCTGGGTGGTTAACTACGTCCATTTCCTGTTTATTCTTCATTTACCTGCCTCTAATCTTATTTGATAATGCGCTATGTATGTATCTATCTCTTGACAGTTTAGTCCCCGCCTGTTCAGACATTGACATATCTGTGCAGTACAACGAACAGTGTCTCTCACTGTTTTCCCATCCTAGCAAGGGATGAAAAAGGCATCCACAATACTGGCAAGTCCTTACATAATTCTGATTATGTCGCTTATTTCCATGCCACCGAACATTTGTGTGCTTATTTTTATTATACTGCATCACGCCATTTATTCCTACTGTCACTTTGTGATTTTTGTCCTCGAGAGCTTCTTCATGTCTAATCCTTTTTAGGATTTTTAGCCTCTGCCGTTTTCGGCTCATCTTATCACATAACGCCAATATTGATTTCCGTTTAATGTCGTGTGGTAGTTCGTCTATCACCCGTATAATCTGTCCACGTGACGGATTATCCTCATATCTGTTGAGAAGCCTTCTGTAAATCTGCTCCTCGGTCAAGAGTTTATCGACATATAAGCTGACAATTTCCTTTTTAATCTTCTCCGATAATTCATCTTTCATTAATATCATCCTAGTTAAGCATCTATAAACACTTTTACGTAGTATCTGCCATCTGCATCATTAAATCGTTCTGGTACCACGTGGCAATATTTCGGGCTATCATTTTTAATGATTTTAGCCAATTGCAGGGCATCCAAAACAATCTTGCATGCACCACCTATCACGTTATCATCATCCCTTCTTAAATTACCCTCATAGCATTCAATCCTTACAGTCACATGATTTTTGAATTTGGTACCGCCTGCCTGTGATTTAAATTCCCATGCCAGCAGTTCTGTGAGCTCTTTTTTCTGTTTAGCCCCACAAAATCTGTTAATTCGATTAGCCTTTACTATCTCATTAATCCCGGGAAGTTTACCTACATGAATCAATTCTAAGTCGTGCAAGCTTACGCCCCCTTTTCTTCACTGGAGTCCATTTGACGTGCCTTGTCTTCCTGAACCATTGCCCTCACGTCAACAATCGCACTCAGCAGACTCCCCTCATTTCTGGCCACCTGTATCTCGAACAGGGTCAGCTTTTTCTGTAGACGGCTTATTTTCCTTGAGTCTCTCAGTGAGCAGATTAATAGCCCGATAACCGCACCGGTAAGAATAAGTACATGTGTACCCAATTGATTTCCCTCATTTCTCAAATTCTCTCAAATTTGCCATTTTAACGCATTATTTTATTCACCATGACAAATTACTCATGAATTGTGTTTAAACACCTCAAACCGAACAAATTTTCTAAATTTAACGGTTTTGCCGTTCATTTAACTGTCTGTATTTGCTTCTGGCCTCGTATCCATCAGTAAAAGCCTAGAATTGACCTTGATTTCCTTTCCCGATTCGCCCTTTGAATGTCGGTAGAACTCCCTCATTTCATTAACCGCCTTTTTGGCTCTGTCAACTGTCTGATAGTTCAATGTGACGAAATATCTATCTCCGTCACAAATATTTACAAACATGCCAATGCGCATAATCACATTTGCCATTACAGTGACCACCTCGCCAGTCGTGGATTCAATGAACGTGAACTTATCTCCAGTTTCTCTATGTTCCATAAATTCCCCGATAGCTCTTACTTTCACCGTTCACATCATTGGCGTAAATATGCACCGATGTTTGTTTCAATCGGTCATATACTCTGAGCATATACGACTGTTTGATTTCCTTAAGCCGTAAATTGGTAGTAATGATGATTGGTAGCATTTCGTTATATCGGTGGGTAATGATTGCATCTACTTTGTTCAAAACCCAATCATTCTGGTATTCCGCCCCCATATCATCAAGAACCAGTAATGATACCGACCGTATTTTGTTTTCAAAATCGGCACGGCCTTTGCTATCGCCTTTGGCGAATGAAACCAGTTTATCCAGAAGTTCCGGCATGGAAATGAAATATCCCTGCCAGCCCTGTTTTATTACGCTCTGGAGTATGGCTACAGCCATGGTGGTCTTTAATCTGCCTACAGAGCCTGAAAAGATAACCCCCACGCCGTTATTCATGTTTTCCTTAAAGTTATCGGCGTAACATTTAGCCTTTTCAAACTGTCTCACAAGCTCGCTAGGAACCCCATTGATTGCCATATTCTCGAACGTGGCATCGAAATACCGTTTAGGGATTTCTGCCTCTTTTAGCCTTTTGGGCAGTTCCTTGCGAATTCTTTCCTCCCTAATGGCGTTGATAGTCTGATTAATCCGTTCTTTACTGTTGAATGTTTCTAGCATTTAAATCACTCCCATGTATCAGGTTCCCCACTGTCCCAGTTTTCGCCGAGGCGTTTTTTCTTTGATTCATTACGGTATGTCCTATCCTTGAGCGGAAAAAATGATTTCCAACAATTCATCACTGAGTTAGAGACAATGCGCACCATGTCATCAGAATTGTCCGACAGCTTGCTTAGCTTCGAAAGATTACGCTTGCAGGCATTAGCAGTAAATGCCTTTTCCTTGCATCTCTGCTCTAACCATTCATTCAAAGCCCCTTTCAGCTCCTCATTGCTAGTAAAGCCATCAATCAGCTCAATGCATTTTTCTTTTCTAGATATATGCGAGCCTTGCGAGCTGACTTTCTCTTTATCTTTCTCTTTACTAGATATATCTATATATCTAGTATCTATACTCTTATCTCTATACTCTATACTCTTGTGGGAATTTGTACTGGACACGTTTTGGACATTGTCCAATAGCTTTTTTTCTCTTTGCTCTCTTTTGTACTTAGCCCACATCGTCTCAAACCCAGTCATTGTCGGGACTTCTGGGATTCTGATTGTCCCGTTTTCCTCTGTACAAATGAGTCCAATCTTCTCAAACACTTTTAGGGCAACCATAACAGAATCGATATCGATGTGTGTTAGCTCTGAAATCTTCTTGCAGTCATAGGGAATTATCAATTCACCAATCTTTCTGTGAAGCAATCCGCCAGTGTTCGCAGTTAAAAGACATAATCGCAGATAAAGAACGATGTATTTACACCCGTTTGTCTGGTCTTGTAACCAGTCAATAGTTTCATTCTGGAAAAAGTCAGTTTTTAGCTTAATCCAGTAGTATTTCTCGCTTTTAGCCATTAAACCCACGTCCTTCAGTTCACTGCATAATGTTCCTTACCACCATACTTTTCTATCCTAGCCTTAAGTATGTTATTGAACATCCCAAGTAGTTCATTGTCACTAATTTTGCCTGAATCACACAGGTTTTCAATTACAGAAGCCAATGCACGGTTAATTGGAATGTCATTAGTTTCGACCATTTTATTTACGCAGGAGTTTAATATATTCATTAAGAAGTTGTAGCTACCAAACGACTCAGTAACAATGAAATCATCGTTACATTCGCTATCGTGTAAATAAATTGCGACATCCTCATATTCATCACAAATTGTTTCGATTGCTTTTTCCACCTGTTTAGATATCTTCATATTCTTCTCCTAAATCGGAATCATTCTTTGAATCATTAATGTAGTCATCAACCTCATCACCAATTTCACTCAACGCAACGGCGATTAGGTCAAGATTGTCCATGATTTGAGTAACCTCTTCATTTATGCTCTCAATGCGCTCAATTTCGCATGAATACTTCGCATTTTTAGACTCTTCGTTTAAGTCATCTTTTACGGTTTGTAATAACGAAATAATGTCATAAGCATCAGAAGCACAGTTATGCAAGTCATTGCTGTCTAGCATTTCTTGTACCTCCGGTATATAGATAACAATTCTTCCATATGGCTTTTCCGCCATTCCTCGCACCGTTCTAAATGTAAATATTCTTCGAACATGGCACGGTATGATTTCTCGTTTTTTCCGTGTGCATAGATGTCATGGCACCTATAGCAGAGAAGAACAAGATTTTCCTCAATATCGCTTCCATAGTTGCTTCTGAATCGTACATGGTGGTGTTGCAATCCAGTGTAACTTCCGCATAAAATGCAATGGTTGTTATCCCGTTCATCAACCAATTGACATATGAGTTTATACCCTTTATCCTTGAGCCTTATTCTGGTTTCCCTAGGGAATTCCATCCCCTTGTCTTTCAAAAATTCACTTAAATAGCTTCTCATTTTTCTACTTAGCGTATGTTTCACTCCAATCCTGTAAAAGCAGTGACCGTTCATTAGGTGTCAGAACATCTATATCTAATTCCTTAGCCTCATCTACAAGCCAATCAATCAGCCGTGCCATTTCCGCTGTATCGTAAGAAGAACTTCCTGAATACAAGCGGACTACCGATGTAATTCCGTTGCCTAACTGTTTTTCAGCAATCCAACCTATACCATTTTCTTCCCAGTTTGCTATCAATTTAGTTTCCAACACGCTAGATATCTGTACGTCCATAAAAGTACCAACATCACGAATAGCACGCTTGTATACGTCAATTTTCGTTGAATTTATGGCCTTTGCGATTTTTTCGCATACAAGCCAACAATAGCTGTTGGCATTAAGGCTTCTGTGTTCACGATGTTCCTTGATTTCCACATCGTATTTCTTATTTTTATCAAGTGTGAATGGCTTGGCCTTGAAGCTTATGTTTAAGGTGACTTCCCCTAAACTTCTGGGCTCTGCGACCTCAACATGTGTCAGTCTAGCTTTCATGGTTAATCATCATCCCTATTGTCATTTCTCCATTCAGCGTCTTCTTCTGCGTCATGCCTATCTAAATAGTAGTGATAACCCACCTCTGGGATACCGTCCTTACCGTTTCTAGCTACGGTATATCCATCACCTACCGGAACGACTACCCAAGGATATTTCACTTCTTCTGCAACTTCCGATTTCATTTTCCACCATCAACTTTCTTTAAATAGAAGTTAATTCCGTCAGTAGGTCTTTCACATATGGAATTGATTTCCGCACGTGTAAGGTCTTTTAACGGCTTCCCATATACGGTATTTGCGAAATCATCAGCACTGATTCCGTGCCGTGATAAAATTTCCACCATTTCTGTGACGGTATGGCCATCATAAGTAGCTTTTTCCCCGTCATCATCTTCCTGCGGTATCATAAGCAGAGCTGATAATGCGTACCGTCTGGCATAGGTAATGGCACTTCCAATCCCCTGCGCCCCTTCTCTTTCACAGAGCATATCGGTAGAGAACCGAATCCATTCACCACTAGCATGCATGAGTTCGGTTATCACTGTAACGATGTATTCCGGCCTTGCACCGTCAATGCGTCTTACGTCCAGTGGTGTCTGGATAAGTGCAAGACTATTCTGGGCAAGCGGTATTTGAACCGCTTCAATTACACTGGCTATATCGGCATAGTTATAAGAGAATTTTTTCCCTTCTGCCTTTTTAGTCTTTTTTACGGATTCAATTGAACCCTGTACCTTGGCTAACGCCTCTGCCAAGCTTCCTATTGATTCACTGGTTTCAAACATGTTTCACCTCATCTAATGATTACAAACGGCTTCTTTACGACTTCCACGCCCTTGATGTTTTCGCCATTCTTAACGGCTTTGAGCAGGTCTTTGGTGTTTACTTTCACGGTATCGATATGTTCTTTGTATCCGGCAGGTATCTGCGCTTCATCAATAACCTTGAGCGAGTCATGGCCTTGATTGAAGTACATCTTTGCCTTTGGAGTTTCAAATTTAATTCCAAAATAATTGTCAACCAAGAATTGTTTTAAGCTCTTGGCCTTGTTGCGGTGTGCATTGCGCCTTTTGGTAAGGCGTTCAATTTCCTTATCAATCTGCTCTGCTTCACTAAGGCTGTTTTTAATGTAAAGGCAGATACCTTCAAGCTTCTTATCTCTTGCCATGGACAGCTGATTAAACCTGTCTACATCAAATTTTTCAGATACTTCTCCAGTTTCCGGGTTAACCCCTTCGCTAAATAATTCCGCCAATTCTTTTTCAATTTCGTATAACATTGTGTTCTCCTATACTTTGTTGACTATGATTGTTAGCTCTTTTCCGGCAGTAAGATGAGCCGGATTGTCTATGTGATTAATCTGCATGGTCTGCCAGACCAACTGCTTTAAATCCTGATTCCCTTTATTTACCCTTGAACAAAGTGTCCATACCGTATCACCGTAATCAGCAGTAACCTTATATGTCACAGTCTCCGGTGGACTGATTGAACAGGTATAACCAACCGTGGCAATAGAGACTGCTATGAACGTTGCATATAAAACGTTTTTTATTTTCATGCCAATTCACCTTGCTTAACGACGAATTTCAGGGTAAGGGTATAGGCTTTCCCGTCAAATACAGGCTCATTTTCATTGATTAATTCCGCTCTTTTGAGTAGTTGTTCTATTTTGATTGAATAGTCTGTCAGGTACCCATTGTCGACCCATGTCTGTACCTGATAGGGCTGTTTTTCCAATAGTTTCGACAAACACTGGAGCACAATTGCATTCATTCTTCTCATATCCTTTCCAACAACTGGGAAATAGTGGCCTTAACCTGCGTATGCAGATTGGCAAGCTCACGTTTGAGCCTTTTATTTTCCATTTCCAGTTCACGTTCCTTTTTGGTCGAGGAAACAGGCTTCTTATTCAATATTTCATCTATTTCCCTCTGGGAAAACCTCATAGGCCTCATGTTAGGAATTGCAGTGATTTTTCCCTGCCTTTCCCATACATATATGGTGTTGACGGTAGTTTTAAAGATTTCCGCTACCTCTTTTGCTGTATAAACTGAATTTTTCATAGTGCTGTCCTTTGTGTTAAAATAATGGCAGGGATTGTAGGTACCCCTGTTAAGGTCTTAATCTTTTAGGGTTAAGGCCTTTTCTTTTACCCAAAAATACGTTTGAACAACGATTTTTTACCTTTATCCATTTCACTCTCCAAAATTAGAAGAACATGGTTGTAGGCATCTTCCTGAAAGCCAAACGCATCGGCTTCCTCTCTGTTTTCCGTATGCCTAGCGAGATAATGCACTGCGTCTCGCATGGCTTTTATTCTTGTATATGCGCTCAATATTCCGCCTCCTTAAACTCGTTCTCGCAAATCAATTACCCCTCCCTTTATTCGTAATAGTCCGAATCGGTTTTAAAACCCCTTAAATCAATCAGCTTGGTTCCATCTGGATGTTGCAACGTATTGAGGATTTTTAAATATGCTTTATACGCTTCGCTAAAGTCACGAAAGCAAATCCTAAATGTAGATGAACCACAGAACTCAATGAAATATCCGCCGTACTTTGTGTGTCGGAGCGATATATCGTCCACTTCGCTTAAATTTATGATGAATTCTTCGCCGTTTTCTCTAATTGCCATCCACATAGCTATTCCTCCTTACACGTTCCTAATCCCGTGAGGTCTATATTGTTACTCAAGTTGCCCAAGACCTCTTTGGAACGCCGGATTCTATCAAACCCAACGTCTCTGTTGTGCTCGGTTGGAAAATACAGGGTAGTTACAAATTCCGTCCCGTCTCCGTCTCTATGGTGAATAACAATCTGGTATTCAATTCTCGTAACACTAGAACCCAGTGTCTTAATATGATTGGTACGCTTTTCCACTCTGCTTACATTAACCACATTAAGTAACATTTCTTCAGCAATTAACCACATTATTCTTCATCTTCCTTTCCTAAATCGGCAGAACGCCATTCCTTAACAACTTCTCTGATATATGAGCCGATTGGACGAATATCGTTCCCGTCAAGTCTAATTGAACGGTCAAAATCGTACTGGCAATCACGGAATGTGATGTCTGTTGCCAAGTTGAAATCCGAATAGTCTGGATTAAATCGAATTGTCAACCCCAGAACACTCTTCTCAGACGGAAATTCAAAGTACATCTCTTTGATAATCCCGTATTTCTCAAGCAATCCACTGCCACCGTCTGGGTTGTCAATGGTGACACTTATGAGCTCACCTCCATTGTTTTTAACCAGTTGCCATACGTTCTGGGCAAAGTTTGCATTTACAATTGCGTTGCTCTGAGTAGACCTCATACATTTACCTCCTTAAAAATCGGACTTCTGGGCTTACCTATACGCCCTATGAAATCCCTTTCCAGATGGCCGATTCTAGCGAGCGAATCAAGGTCTATGTGGGTTATATAGTAGTCAGAACTACGCCAGTCGTCTGGCAGGCCATTAAACCTCTCTAGCACCTTTTTCATCCGCTTCACCTTATTGAGGTTTGCGGATGCGTACTCAATGAAGTCACTACTGACTTCATCATCGCCGTATGTGCACATCAGAACGTAAATCCTCATTTCGCTTCCTTCTTTTTGAGAAACAGATTGATGAAGTAAACCTGGCCTTTCCCTGTTACAACTGGAGTACGAGTCAATCTAATCGAACCATCGGGATTACCAACAACACGCTCTCCGACATCGAACAAACCGAGTTCTTTGCTTCTCTGTGTTGGCATATTTTTGTCTACGCCACGTTTCATCAAGTAACCCTTATCTCTGAGCTTCTGAAAAAGTCTGTTCTGACCGATTTTCACGCCGTTTTGATGTAACAATTTCGCCAGCATACCAACCAGTATTCCATCTTTGGACGTACTCACCGCCTCAGCAAAGATGACCTTCGGCTTCTGCGACTCAATCAGCTGTTCAGCCTGCTTTCTAGCGTCCCTCTCAGATTTGAGCTGAGTTGCCAATTTAATCAGTACATCTGGATTAAGCAAGGCTTCTTCCATTTTTTCTTGAGTTAGATAACCGCCATGCTTCCTAATCGTCGGAAGAACTTCTCCAGTTACCCAGTGTTTGAATTGCTTAGCTTTTGGGAGCTTACTCGAAAGAATCAAACTGTAGAGACCAGATTCGTTGATTAAAGTCACGTCTCTACCTTGACCTGCCAGAACGATTCGTTCGGTCAGCTTTTCTTCTGGGTCAACATGGTCTCTGATTGCTTTTGAGGGGTTTGTGTAACTCAGAATTTTCGCAATTTCAGAACCAATAAACCACGGTTCATTGTTAATCGGGACGATGCGAATCTCCCCGAACTCAGAGTTTTTGAAAAGTTTAACTGCATTCATCTTAACGCCTCCGTACACTTTAAGTGAACATTATCTCCAAAAAAAATAGACTGCACTGAAACACCAAAATGGTTGGCTATCTTGATTTTTACTGCATCACGTGGAATCCTTTCTCCAGCCTCATACATAGCTAGCGAACTTTCTGAAACACCTATGGCCTCTGCCACAGCTTTCTGTGTTTCATTTTTTAAAATTCGCAGAGCAATCAATTTTTTGGCAATGTTTTTTCTATCCATTATTTCACCTCCATATCATTTTGTGTTCACTAAGAGTGTACACCATGAGTACCGGCGTGTCAACACTCTTAGTGAACTTTTGTTGTATAACTTTACTTAAAGTGATATTATAAAATGGAAACTTATTTTAAAAGCAGTTACATAAAAGGAGTTGACATTAAATATGGATTTTGCTATTCGATTAAAAGAGCTACGGTCATCTAAAAAAATATCACAAGAAGAGCTGGCTAACATGTTGGGATTAGCAAAAAGTTCCATCAGTATGTATGAAAAAGGCAAAAGGAAACCAAGTTTTGAGGTTTTAGAAGCATTAGCTGATTTCTTTAACGTGGACATGGATTACCTTCTTGGCAAGACCAATAAAACAACACTCATTCCGCTCCCCCACGGTGCCCAACTGAAGAAGGTTCCCATGCTAGGCTATGCGGCGGCGGGCAAGCCACTGGAAGACCTGAATCAGGACGTTTTTTACGTGGACGTTGAGAATAAATATGATGTAGATTTCTGTATCACCGTATCAGGCGACTCCATGACCGGGGCTAACATCTATGACGGCGATATCGTTTTTATCAAAAAGACCTCTACTGTATCCAATGGCCAGATAGCCTGCATACAGATTGACCGTGAAAAGGTGTGCCTTAAAAGATTTTATAAGACAGGCGACACCGTCCAGCTCATCTCCGAAAATCCTAAGTATCCTCCTATGCTCTTCACCGCTCAGAACTGCGAATCCCTTCAGATTCTGGGTCTCGCCATCATCAAGCAGAGCAAGGTCAAATAGCAAAAAAGGAGATGCTTTTATGAACAATAAAAAACGCCATACCCGTTAGGATATAGCGTTTAACGTAACATATAACCGTATATAGCTTATGGTGTTAATTGCTTTTGGCAAGGAACGCTTAATAGAAAGGAGTTGTTTTAACACCTGAGCCAATCTGTGAGGTTACATATTACGCAGAGACCACTATTTAATCTGGAATAACCACAACTCACGAATTATTTATCACAGAGAAACAACCACTGTTATACCAGAAAATAGCCGGCCAATTCATCTTCACTATCACAAATTACCGAACAACATATTGTATCAGGCAAAGCCCTTAAAACCTAATACATAAAACGGAAAGTAACCGTGATAGTTATACTTATATTATAGCATGTATTTTATGTTATAAATTTTTACCAAGCATAAATAAGGCGATTTTTATCAATATAAAAGGAACCAAAACGATGTTGGTTCCTCAAGTGTGCATCCTAGAACACACACCCCAATTGTCTAAAATGAGCCATCCCAAGGTACTGGGGTAAGCCCAATAAGCGCACCACCAATCCATAGAAGCCGTGAAACACGGTTATTCAATGGTGGGGATTTATCTGAGTTGATAGCGGAGGTACCTACGGCATACCCACTCAACAAATCCACGGTTCGCTTTAAGTGTATCTAATTATAACACAAAATTAAACAAAATAAAATTAATTGTTTTAGATAGGAGGCCTATATGACAGCTATAAACTTTACAATCAGGAAAAAAGATAATGGCTATCAACTGATTGCGTCTTACAAAATAGGCCGTAAGTGGAAACAGAAAAGTAAGCAGGGGTTCCGTACCAAATTGGAAGCAAAAGCCTATCAAGGCACAATGATTAAGGAAATAGAAGCCAAAATCGGAATTATGGCAGATAAGACTTTAAGCAATTTGACGTTTAAAGAATTTGCTACTGAATATATCCTTAATTCAAAGAACATTTCATATAATACGAAATGTTCATACAGGAACTGCATTGCTCAACTACATGAAATCGGCGATAAGAAAATAGCTGATATTACATATTTAGACCTGTATGACGTAGTAAATGAGCACAGAGCCACGCACATGCCGTCATCCACTAACACTTTTATATGCGCTATCAAGTCAATGTTCAATAAAGCTATTAAGTTCGACTTAATAACCACGTCTCCGGCGAAAAACATAGAATTCTGTGTTGATAAACGCACAGAAAAGCGGATTTCCCTTACAGATTCAGATTACAATGCGCTTCTGACCGCTATAAGCCCACCAAAAACCGACGCGGACACCACAATATACATAGCATGTAAGACTGGAATGAGATTTTCAGAGATTATGGGGCTCACATGGGACTGTTTTGATGAGAAGAATAAAACCCTTACCATAGATAAGCAGTATCTTATACAAGGGTTTTCCAGTGTAAAAAACAAATACGGCGTTCGAACCATTCCAATTCCAGATGATTTGTGCAAAATTCTCTTAAAAAGGCGTGAATCAGACGCATTTTCAAAAAGTTCACGCATCATAAACTGTCGTTCGAGTCCTAAAACCGCAAACAATCGGATAAAGGAAATTGTTGGCGATAAGTTCTCAATCCATTCGTTACGTCACACCTATGCCACCAGACTGCTCGCTCATGGCGTGGACATAAGAACGGTATCTGCCCTACTGGGTGATACCACTGAGACCGTAATGAAGAATTATGTCCATTATAACGACGATATGCGAATGAAAGTAAGCGGAATGCTCAATGACATAATATAA